CATCGCTATGGGTTTCTCCATCACCGAAGAGGCGATGGAAGACAACCTGTACGACAGTCTGTCTGCTCGGTACACCAAGTCCCTCGCACGGGCTATGGCTTACACCAAGCAAGTCAAGGCGGCAAGCATCCTGAACAACGGCTTCAATGCGTCCTTCACCTACGGTGACGGCCAAGCCCTGTTCTCGACGGCTCATCCGCTGGTCTCTGGCGGCACCAATAGCAACCGTCCTGCGACGGCGGCTGACCTCAACGAAACGTCCCTTGAAGCGGCTGTGATCCAGATCGCTGGTTGGACCGACGAACGTGGTCTGCTGATCGCTGCCAAGCCCCGCAAGCTGATCGTTCCTCCGCAACTCCAGTTCGTCGCAACCCGACTGCTGGAAACGTCGCTGCGTGTCGGCACCACCGACAACGACATCAACGCGCTGAAGAACAACGGCTCCATCCCGGAAGGCTACACGAAAAACCACTTCTTGACCGACACCAACGCTTGGTTCTTGAAGACGGATGTGCCCAACGGTTTGAAGCACTTCGTGCGCGTGCCGCTGGCTACGTCGATGGACCAAGATTTCGACACCGGGAACAGCCGGTATAAGGCTCGCGAAAGGTATTCGTTCGGAGTGTCGGACAGCCTCGGCGTGTTTGGCAGCCCTGGCGCATAACCCAATAAAATCAAGCACTTACGTTTGATTGAGGGCCCTTCGGGGCCCTTTTCTTTTGCCTGTTGACACACGGCGTGTGAATGGCTTATCATTGTGGCTCAGACGTTTTGTAACGGAGATCCCATGAAAGAGCCAGTTATCTACAAGATCCGCAATGTCGTAAACGGTAAGTTTTACGTCGGAAGCACCACCGATACACGCGAACGGTTTCGCAATCACCGCAAAATGTTGCGCGGTAACAAACATCACTGCCGCCACCTTCAAGCCTCTTGGAACAAGCACGGGGAGGACTGTTTTAAGTTTGAAGTTCAAGAAGTAATTGAGGATGCCGCCAGACTTTGGGAGGCCGAAGAGCGCTGGCTTGCTGAGCATTTTGGTAAAGACTATTGCTACAACTCAGGCCGAGCGCCAGAAGCGCCCATGCGCGGACGATTCGGCCCCTTGCATCCAAGTTACGGAAAGCCGGTGCCACAGGAGCAAAAAGCCGCAATCTCCGCCACACTTAAAGCGTTCTATGCGGAAGACCCCAATAACCATCCCCGTGTTGGAAAGCAACACACAGACGAAGCTAAGGCTAAGATCAGTGCGAAAGTCAACGCTGCCGTAGCCGAAGGCCGAGGCGGGGCTTTCATCCCCTCAGAGGAAACCCGGCAAAAAATGTCGGAGGCACTGAAAGGCAACCAGAACGCCCTTGGCTACAAGCGCACTGATGCTGAGCGTGAGGCCATTCGCCAGCGCACGTTGGGCAATCAGAACTTCCTTGGTAAGAAGCACACCGAAGAGGCCAAGGAGAAGATGCGCAAGAAGGTCTTGGAGCAGACCTCGGGCCAAATGTTTGACAGTCTGACCGCTGTGCTTACGCACTACCAGATGACCATGCCCACACTGCGGCGGGCTCTGGTGGCTGGCAAGCCCATTACCAGGGGCAAGTTTGTTGGGCTCGTATTCGTTTACGCTTGACGCGCCCAATCCCCTGTGCTACCCTTTTGCAAACCGAGCTTCACCACAGCCCGCCGACTGACTCGGCAGACTTCTCCTCAGAGACGACGGGCGCAGATTTGAGGAATAGCCATGAGCTTCTCGACCTTCTCTGGCCCGATCCGCTCGGGCACCCAGCGTTTTGGCTCCGCGACCAATACCGGCCTGCCTGTTCTGACGCAATCGGCTAACGTGCCATTTTCTGTGATGCTGGGTTCGCCCACGGCGCAGAGCCTGTTCACGCTCCCGGCTGGCTCCAAGATCCTGCGGTTCACGGTTGAGAAGACGACTGCCATTTCTGGTGGTTCGGTGTCTGCTGTGAACACCACGTTCGGTCGCGCTGGTACGGCTAACGCTTTCCAGACCACGATTGACATCGGCTTGACCACGGCTCAGACCGCTCGGGCTACGCTGGACGCGGCGCTGGTTTCCTCGGCCACCAACAACATTGGCACGGCTGATGTGACGGTGACGGGCACGTTTACGGCTGCTGGAGGTAATCCTACTGCTGGTGCTGTGGTGGTGACGATTGAGTACATCCAGCGTGCTGACAACGGCGCTCAGGCTCCGACCACGTTCCAGAACTGATGACGGGGGCTTCGGCCCCCTAGGAGTGCTGAATGGCTAAGACCAACTATAGCCCCACGTTCCCTATGTATCCTGGGGACGCCGGTGCTATTACCGTGAGTGATACGGTAAATCTTGCAACTCCGAGTGTGATTTACGTTGGGGCTGCGGGCAACGTCAAGGTGACGACTGCTCAAGGCTCTGACGTAACTTTTGTCGGGCTTCAGGCGGGGCAGGTCATTCCTGTTCAGGTGATTCGGGTGTGGAGTTCTGGTACTACGGTTGCCACGCCTAATACGAACCTGCTGAGAATCTTCTGATGACGTTTGGGTTTGGCTTGGGGTTTCCCCGTGTCCAGCGGGTAGGCCCTAGTGCGCCACCACCGCCCGTTGGAAATATAACAGTGCTCAATAGTGCAGGCACTTCGTATTTAGTACCACTGACAGTGCTTAACAGTTCCGGCACCGGGTTTGTGGTTTCCAACACTGTGCTGTCTAGCGGCGGCACGGCGTACATAGTCTGAGGTAAAACATGGCAGCGTTTGAAGTCATTGCTCTGGACACTGCAACACCTCAGTTGCGTGCGCCTGGGGCAGCGGATACCTACACATTCCCTCGTGCTGCGGCATTCAGCGGGGCTATCACCTACGGCGGTGTGACGCTCAGCAATTCTGTGACCGGCACCGGAAGCATGGTGCTGTCGGCAAGCCCTACGTTCACCGGCACGGCCACGTTTGCTACGGTGGCTCCTACGGCCAACACCGTGGATTCTGTCGGGTATGTGGGCATGCCTCAGAACTCGCAGTCTGCGGCTTACGGCATTCTGGCAAGTGATGCAGGCAAGAGCATCGTCCACCCGATCACGGACAACAACGCTCGGACCTTCACGATCCCAGCAAACGGCAGCGTGGCGTTCCCGGTGGGCACCACGATCACGTTCATCAACATGATCAACACCGTGACGATTGCGATCACCACGGACACGATGTACCTCGCTGGAGCGGGAACCACGGGCAGCAGAACGCTGGCGGCTTACGGTGTGGCGACGGCCATCAAGGTCACCAGCACAAGCTGGATCATCTCTGGCAACGGCCTGACCTGACCATGAGCGGCGTACTGCACGGCGTTGTTGCGTCTCTGAAGGCCGCTGCGGCTGCGGCCACGGATGCGTTCTTTAAGTACGTCACCCTGCTGCTGAACACCAGCGCAACGAACGGCGCTCAGAACAACACGTTCCTCGACAGCAGCACCAACAACTTCAGCATCACCCGCAACGGCGACACCACGCAGGGGTCGTTCAATCCGTACATGCCGACAGGCTACTGGAGCGGGTATTTTGATGGGACGGGGGATTACTTAGGTATTGCTGATAGCACCGCGTTTGACTTGAACTCTACATTTACTGTGGAGTGTTGGTTTTATCAGACTGCCGCAGGCGACGGTATGTTTTTTGGGCGAGGCGGCGGTGCTTCAAGTTGGAACACAACTAACGGGCACGAATATCTGCTGTTTATACAAACAGGAACTATTTATTGGATGTGGAATAACGCAGGCGTTAACACACAAATATCTACTACGCCACCTGGTGCTGGACAATGGCATCACATAGCTGTTGGATACAATGGAACAACAACCCGCATGTGGATTGATGGAGTGTCTATTGGCACAAGCACAGTTGCTTACACTTTGCCCACTACGCGCAACATTACTAGAGTGGGCCAGACGGAGCGCTGCCGTTAACTGGCTACGTTTCAAATCTTCGTGTGGTTAAAGGTACTGACGTGTATGGCGTCGGAAACACGACCATCACCCCGCCGACAACACCTCTCACCGCCATCACAAACACCTCCCTGCTGTGCTTGCAGGACAACCGCTTCAAAGACAACAGCACCAACGCCTTTGCCATCACGGTGAATGGTGACACGCGCATCAGCAAGTTCGCGCCGTTCAACCCGCCAGCGTCTTACAGCACGGCCTCGTATGGGGGCAGTGGGTATTTTGATGGGACGGGGGATTATTTAGATGTAGCCAATAACGCCGCATTTCAGTTTGGGGCAGGCGACTTCACTATTGAAATGTTTGTTTATACAAACAAAACGGCAGATTCTTGGCTATGTGGGCATTACATTTCAAACCCACAACAGGCAACTGAAATTTCGTTTTACATACTTATTTCCTCTGGGATTTGGTATATATCTTTGGCAAATGGTAGCACAGAGACACCGTATTCATTTGGCACAACAGCGCAAATTTCTAATTCTCAGTGGCATCATCTAGCGGCAACCCGCTCGGGAAACACAGTAAGAATTTTTTTAGACGGCGCGTTGATTTCTACAAACACTTACACTGCCACTCTCAATAGTCCTGGGACGGCTATTTTTAGAGTTGGTGGGGCTTCCGGAACATATGAAGATCCATACGCTGGCTATGTATCCAGTTTGCGTCTAGTCAAAGGCACCGCTGTCTACACCGCAGCGTTCACCCCGCCGACCACGCCTCTTACCGCCATCACCAACACCAGCCTGCTGCTGAACTTCACCAACGCAGGCATCTTTGACGCGTCCACGATCAACAATGGTCAGACCGTGGGCAATGCTCAGGTCAGCACCACGCAGGCGAAGTGGCCACCAACCGGCATATCGTTCGACGGCACGGG